ATATTATTAAATAAAGAGATCTTACGAGTCACTGGATCCCTTACCTTTACTTGGTTAGTGAATGTGTCTATCATTTCATATTCTTCTGTTTCTTTTCCATTTCTTAAACTATTTGTAACCCTCCCCTTTGAAACATTGGACACGGTTTGATTATTATTATCATCATATCCCAATACTTTTTCTACTACATGCAAGTCTGTTTCTCCTTTATCCTCTTTAATATCAAACTTAAATTGAACTAAAGATTGTGAAGATTTCAACTTTTTCCAAACTCTAACCCTTCTTGGTCCAAATTCTATTATAATATCCAGATCTGTTGCAACATCAGAATATATTGCCTTATTTTCTTTGATTGTTGGGGATTTATAAGGAATGTCTTTAAGGAAGGTTTCAACTTTAGATCCATCTTTTTTAGATACAATAAAGTACCCAATTTTATCTTTCATTAATTCTGCATTGTAAGAACATTTGTTTACCTTATCCTCAATAATTGAATAATCATTATCTTTCCATTCTCCATTCTCTTTATAATGTATTGGGTGCCTAAAAGCATTTAATCTCCTCTGATTATTTCCAAGAGTATATGTCTTTGAGAATTCTGTTCTTTTGTTTATTAATTCAAGCTCCATAAACTAATTCCTCCCTCTTAAATCTTATTGCCTTTTGATTAACTGAATTTATTGCTTTAGATGTTACTTCTTTTCCAATAAAATCTGCAATTCTTTTAATTTCTTTTTGAGGATTATCTAAAACATCTCTATAATTTATCTTCAAGAAATCTATTTTATTCTCTTTTAGTTTTAATTCTTCACTTACTAACTGTGTTTTAATAATTTCTAGGTTACTCTTTTTTGAATAAAATGCCTCTTGACTTTGTCTTATTTCTTCTGGATCTCTAGCCATAAGGATTACTTTTCCATCACAAGAACTAACAAAGTCCAATCTTAATCTATCTAATGGAATTATCAATTTACACCCAGTGTTATCTGTTTGAGAAATTTTTAAATAATTTCTAAATGGTTCATCAATTATTTCAAAGAATCCTGCTTTATTTGGATGATATTCCCCCAACCTCTTCTTATATCTTTCGTCCATCTCTTTTCTCTTTTTGTCTGAGGTATAAATAATATTAATTCCAAGCAGTTTGATTATATTAGTCATCATGCTAGTTCCTGACCTTGGTAGTCCTAAAATAAAGACTCTCATTATACTACCTCATATCCAGTCAAAGAAAGATTCGCACTTCCAATAGAAGAAGTTTGAAAGTATATTGATCCATTTGTTTGTGATTCAAAAGGTGTTTGTAAATTAGTAACAAATCCCCCATTTTCAGCCAAATAAGCATGAGTAAGTATTGATCCACCTGCTGAAACAGTTATTTCATTTGTTGGACTTCCAATTGAACAAAACATATCTGTAATAACTATTTTACTCCCTGCACCAGCTTGCCATACATCTGTTGAACCTGCAGCATGCCTGATTACTTGTTTGTGAATTTTTGGGTTAAATGTATATGCTCGATGAGTTGTCACAATACCACTGACTTCAACAGTATTCTTAATCCAAGATTCACTTCCAGTAGTAACACTTATAGCATTTGTAATAGCTACACTTCCGACTATTGTTTGGGTTGTATAACTTCCAATAGTTACAGGATCATCGATTATGACTGTGCTCCCAAGATCATCAAAGTTTTTTATCCAACTCTCACTTCCAGTCGTAAAAGTTGCCCCACTAATTGTTACAGGAATAGTTCCAGAAGTAATTGCTACTGCCATCGCTGAATGTGATCCAGTATCTGAAAGAAATTTGTTAAATTCTCTATCTCTTAAAGAGGGTGGTAATGTGTAAGTCATTTTTCCTTTTTGTTTTTGTATTTCATGTGGCGAAGGTGGTCCTCACGACACAATAAATTGAGTAATTTTTTGTTTAAATAGGTTGAGTATATTTTTATATATTAACTTATTCCGACAATTATCCCCCCACTTACAATCAAGTTTGAACCAGTAGGGATTGTTGCAGTTAATCCATTTGTCCCAGAAATATTAAATCCTCTGTCTGTTCTGATTATTCCTGAAACATGTAAATTCTCAGAAGGTGTTGTTGTCCCAATTCCCACCATCCCATTTTGTTGAATTACCATGACATTATTGTCTCCTGGATGTGCGGGCATATAAAACCAAAGATTGTTATTTGTTGCATTCCCGCACCAAAGACTAGCCCAGTCTGATGCACCAGCCTTTCCTTTTAATTCTAAAGAAGCGTATCCTGAGTCACCAGTTGTTTCAACCCTTGCTCTCGACTGATGACCATCTACAACATGAAGATTATAGGTATCATCTATTGAACCAACCCCAACACCCATGATCTTTCCAACTATAGCATTCCCAGAAACATGTAAGTTTTCTAGGGGGTTTGAAGTTCCAATTCCTACTTTTCCATCTGCTTTGATCACCATTTTTTCTGTCCTTGAATATCTATCTGTTTCTGAAGTAACAAAGGCTATTCTTTGGGGGCATATTCCACTAGACACATTTCCATCTACTGTAAGATTAACTGCCGCAGTTCCGTGCATCCCCCCCCCATCATAAATTTCTCCCAATAGACTAAAAACCCCATCATCTTCTAATGGAACCAATGGACTTCCAAGTGTTCCTCTTGACCTTCCAGCCTTAAAAACTCCACGATGCCCCGCCAAATTACTCCCTGCAACTACAAGATTAAATGTAGGTGAAGAATTAGTATCACTTATAAGTACCCGATCAAATAATTCTGGGCTAAGTAAGCTAGAATTTACATCTTTTCCATCTACAGAAATGTGTAGTTCAGATTTGGGATCCTTTGTTCCAATTCCAACATATCCCCTAGAATAATTAATTGCTGTTCCATTTTTATCCCATAAACCATCTTTCTCTCTTAACTTTCCAAGTATTGGATCATATTTTGCACCCATCAGACCCAACTTCCCACCTTTGTTATTAAATCGTTAGAATATGTTAAAACTTTCACATAAGAACCAGTCCCAATGAATTTTATAATACTTCCAATAGTACTCCCAGTCACTCCTGTTGCAGTCCCAGAAACGATATACTCCAACTGTTCAAGTTCATTATTAAAAATTGGGGCAGTAGGTACATCTTCCATTAAAAACACACTCCCTTCGATAACTCTTGAACTTCCGAGATTTCCAAAATTTTTAATCCAACTCTCGCTTCCAGGATAAAGATTATCCACCAAAACAGTGCTTCCTAAATCTCCAAAATTCTTTATCCAAGATTCACTCCCAAGATTAGTTACACTAATATTTCCACTAGTAACATAGGTGTTCCCCGAAATCTGATAAATTGTTCCAGATCGAACAAAAACAGAGTCAACACTTAAGGCTCCACTAATTCCAATTGTTCCATCTGAATTTATAATCAGGCCATATTGTACTCCCGAGGAGGAAATTATCTGTTCTGGCATTTATTTATGTTTTATGTAATTTCTAATTGCTTCGAGAAAAGGCATTAAATAAAGTAATTCGGGTCTATCTGTAATGTAACCAATAACCCCTAAAACAGCTATTTCGATAGCTATTATTAAAAACCTCTTTACTACCTTCCACCTATTTAGTTTTGTCATTAGAATCTCCCCACCCAAACACCAACAAATCCACTCAATAAGGCAACTATTATCGCACCAAGACCTGCTGCCCAGGGTGGAAGTCGTTTAGATAGATGATTGTATAAGTCATTATTTATATCTTTCATATCACTAAATTCTTTACGAATTTCTGCACGAAAATCTTTAAAATCATTTGACAAGTTAGTTACCATGTTCCTTGTTACTTTTTCGTAAGCGGTCATTATTCTTTGATTAATTTTTTATTTATTTTTTAGTATAAAGTATTCTCAATCCTTTAATTGAGTTTGATGTGTTCATGTATGTCCTAATATAATACATATTAGCCTCATTATCAATTACACTTCCAACAATAGAGGAATCTATGGAATTATGGTTGGCCCCAGCCATTACTGTTGAAGATTGAGTCCCACTAATTGTTGTACTCATTAATTCCCAAGTGTTTGAAGAATTGCTTCCATATACCACAAGTTCATTGATTATTGAGGATCCTGGCAGAATAACCCCCACATAAAAACTCCCATTTTGTCCAGCAGTAATTAATCCATCATCATTTATAGTATACGCTTGATTTTCTTCTCTTCCAACAAAATTAACTCCTGGGACAGTATAATAATCCATACCCCCAAGAATAGAATCCACATAATTTTTATTAGCAATGTCTGTTGCTCCTGTGGCACTTCCAAGAAATTTCCCCCCAGAAATATACAAAACACTTTTTGTCCCACTAATAAGACTTCCGATTACTAAACTATTTGCAGAAGTTATTGAATTCAATCGATCTACAATTGGGTTAATCCCACTTGTTCCTAAAACACTTCCTGCTATTGTGCCTGCAGTTAGTTGTATTCCTGAAAAATATTGACTATATAATTCTGCCATATTATAAATTGCTTGTTTTTATTTAAATAGGTTGATTGAATGTTTATATACTAAATAAAGAACTTTATTGTTTGTTGGATTTGTAGTTCCTGTCCCCCATCAAATACCAAACTTCCTGTTAAAACCTCCCTTGTTAACATTGTACTACCGAGAGTCATTGTTCCATGCTCTTTTAAAATCGTCCCACTTATTTCTGTTACAGTGAAATTTGCAATCATTGTGACTTCCTCACTTGTCGATAAATTATACTCATTTATAAGATTCCGATCACTCTCAGAATCAAGGGTGGTGTTTCCACTAGCAAAAGTAGCACTCCCAATTCCGATTGCTATGTGTGTTGGAATAGCTGAACCTGCTAAGTTTGCCGATATAACATTTAATGCATCTGTTGTTATTCCCATTTTACCTCCTTATATTTTTACTCCATCTTGAAAGACTATGCTCCCCCCTCGCATATCACCCAACAAAGATGTTGGACTTTCAAAAAGATTATGATTTAACACATGAAAAAAGAATCCGCTTCCTATTGATCTTTGGATTACGCTTGTTGTACCACTTACCCCAACACTTCCAGTAGAGAATTCAACATTAATAATACTTGTATCAATTTGGGACGCCTCAAGTGCCCTCATTCTAAGGACTTGTTCTTTCATTATATCAAAGAAATTGGGGATTCTTTTATTCATTCTTACAGATAGAACTTTATCTTTCTGCAATTTGGATGGTAAAAAATCATAATTTGCCCCAATAATTGCATAAGTTTGGTTGACTTGGTTATGAAATGGGAGATTGACCACAGCAGTATTCCCCGGGGTTATTGCCAAAACCCCATCTATTTCTAAATCTCCTTGGATTTTCTCATTTTTATTCTCATCAAGAAATGCAGTTGCTTTTTCATTTGCCTCTGTGAAACTTTTTATATTTCTATTAATAATCACTTTGTGTTTGGGACCAAACTTTGAAGAACTAGAATTATCCAACTTTATTTTAACAATCGGGGTACTTCGATCATAATCAACTATTACAACACTTCCAGTTGGTTGGATATTATCCCCCGAGGAAGTTCCACTAGTAAGAATGATATTTTTCTCATCAAATTCAACAAGATATTTCACATCTTCGGCAGAGGGGTCATTTATATTAATTACTCCCCCTGGTTGAAGGAGAGTATTTACTGCTCCGCTTAAGGTCACACTAGTATTGTGTGGTTTATCTGTAAGATTATAAATAGATCCAGTATTATCTGTCCCAGTTGTAAAAACTTCCCTTGCCCTAGTTAATTGCCTATCCCCATAAACAGTCACCTTGTTAAATATCGTTCGATCGTCTGAAGTGAATTTTCCGCTGAGAACATTAGTATTATCAAAGGTTTCGCCAGAGGATACACTATCTATCTGCTCGAAGTGAAGATCTTTATCTTCATCAACATAAAAATAAAAACCAGATAATTCTGCTAATTGCCTTAATGCATCAAATACACTAAGATTGTTTAGAGTTATCTTCTCTATTGTTGTTGTGGTTACATTAACATTATTTGTAGTAATTAACGATTGACTCACATTCTGGCTCATTACAGAACTCACTATTTCACTTGTTTCTGTATCCTTAAATATACGGGGATTTACAATAATATCCTGGAGTACTGCACCATAGTCTCTCCCAGTTAAGACCAAAGTTTCCTTTTCCCCTTTTCCATTAAATTTAATGTTTTCTATTATTCCTGTTAAGATTTTTGTTGTTGCAGCCACATCTTTATCTGAATAAATAACCACCTCTTCATTTAAGTTGAACTTGTCTTTATATCTCCCAACAACATTGTCAAAACTTATTGTAAATGAACTTGTTGAGTTATTTTTTTCGCTTGATTTCCTTATAGTTATCCTGTCGTGATTGGTATACTCTACCCCATTTATCTCTAATTTTGTGTTTATCATCCTCTTCCACTTCCCATTTCTATTAATTTATCTTGGAAGGATTCCGCGATTGCATCTGCATCAACACCATTAATCGTCTCTATATTTATATTATTTACAACCCCCGCACCTCCTGAAACACCAATCGTTGGGGGAGAGAGGGTTCCAACTTTAAATCTATCAAAACTTACTCTAGGTATTAAAGGAAATCTTATCCCAGGAATCCTATTTATAGCCATTATCAACTTATTTATTGCATTAATAATTGCATTTATTGATTTTTGGATTGTATCTACTATTTTACCCCACACAGATCCTATAAAATTGGCCATTTTTGTAAATACTTTAATAATATTATTTGCTAAATTAACTGCTTTCACTTTTATTAAATCCCAATTATTCATAAGAAATTTGCCCGCACTAATCATTAAACCAATTGGTGCGGATACAAAGAAAAGTATGGATTCCCAATGTTTCTTTAATATTTTAGCCAATATCCCTGCTGTTGCCTTGACTTTATCCCAATTTTTAACCAATAAAACCCCTATTGCAATTAAAGTGGCTATTCCTAGACTTATCGCAAGAATAATAGGTAATAAAGGCAATAATGCTGCCATGAACGCAAAAACACTAGTAGTTAATAACCCAAAACCAGCTGCAGCTGAACCAAGAAGGATTGGTAACAATGGAAGAAGTGCTAATAAAATAAGAATTGGCCCAACAACCAATAAAAACGCTGTTCCAAGTGCCAAAATTACTGCTACAATTTTAGTAGCAAGAGGGAATTTCTCCAAAAATCCAACAAATGCCTGAATTGCTTTTGCTACTAATTTTGCTGGGGGGAGTAATACTTCACCCATTATTCTAGCTAATTTAATTAAACTATCTTGAATATTGCTAACAACCCCCAAAAATGTTTTAGATTGTTTCTCCATTAAGTTAAAAAACCTTCCACCTTCACTAGTCATTGAATCAAATGCGTTCATAACATCCTCAAACCCAACTTCGCCAGCACTGACCATTGCACTTATTTCTTCTTTGGTCTTTCCCATTGCCCTTGCTAATTCCTCTATTAATGGAACCCCTGCAACTGCAAAGTCTCTCAATTCACGCCCAGTTAATTTGCCTTGGGTTCTTACTTGTCCAAGATTAAGAATAAGTCTTTGTAATCCCTCTTCACCTAAACCCAAACCAGCAGCAACATCTCCAAGTGATTTAAGTGTTGGAATTAACTTGTCTGATTC